GTATGACTCTTTGTCTGCTCGTTATACTAAAGGTTTGGCTCGTGCTATGTCTTACACCAAACAAGTTAAAGCGGCTGCTGTTTTAAACAACGGTTTCTCTGCAGCTTTTGTTGGTGGTGACGGCGTATCTTTGTTCTCATCTGCTCACCCTTTAGTTAATGGCGCTACTAACAGCAACATTCCTTCTACTCCTGCTGATTTAAACGAAACTTCTTTAGAAGCGGCTGTTATTCAAATCGCTGCATGGACTGATGAGCGTGGCTTGTTGATTGCTGCTAAACCTAAAAAGTTGATCGTTCCACCTGCATTGCAATTCGTTGCAACTCGCTTGTTGGAAACTGAACAACGTGTAGGAACTGCTGACAATGACATTAATGCGTTGAGAAACAACGGTTCTATTCCAGAAGGCTACGCTATCAACCATTTCTTGACTGATAGCAACGGTTGGTTCTTAACTACTGATGTACCTAATGGTATGAAGCATTTTGTTCGTGCTCCTATCACTAATGACATGAGCGGTGACTTTGACACGGGCAACGTTCGTTATAGAAGTCGTGAGCGTTATTCTTTCGGTTGGTCGGATCCCTTGAGTATGTACGGTTCTGTTGGCGCCTAATATATCAGGCACTTAGAGTAAATTAAGGCTCACTTCGGTGGGCCTTTTTTATGTTTGCTATTTATTAAAAAGAGTATATACTATTACCTGTGTCAAATACCAAAACAGGATAATATCATGTACAGTCAATACCCAACTACCCGCAAAGAAGCTAAAGAAACTAAAGCAACTCATTACTTTACAGGCCTACCTTGTAAGCATGGGCATATATCACTTCGTAAAACTAAAGGCTCTTGTGTAGACTGCCTAAAAATAGAATGGGAAGAAACTAATGCTAAACGTGCGCTACTTCCAAAATCTGAAGCCAGTAAAAATGCAGGTAAGAAATACTATGAAAATAATAAAGAGTTAGTAAAATTAAAAGCTCTTGGTCGTTCCAATGATGACCGTAGACAATATAGAAATACATGGAAGGAAAATAATCCAGAACTAGTTAAAGCTGATAATAAACATAGACGAAACAAACATAGACTGGCTACTCCTAACTGGCTTACACAAGAACATAAAGCTCAGATTAAACAGAAGTATATAGAGGCAATGGCAATAACTAGAGGTACAGGAGTTGCGCATGTCGTAGATCATATTGTACCGCTTCGTGGGGAGCTTGTTAGTGGGCTACATGTGCCTTGGAATCTAGCCGTTATAACTAGTAAAGCAAATAGCAAAAAATCTAATAAAATAAACTTGCACGAATAATAAATCCGTAGTATAAGTACCTTAATACCCGGAATATCCGGCTTGGTAGACTGCCCGGGCAGACGCATAGAAGACGACCAAGCTTATACTTTCTATGAAGGAAATCGAAATGGCGTTTACTACATTCTCTGGCCCAGTTCGTGCTGGTACTGTTCAAAACACTACTGGTACTACTGTTGGTCTTATAAACAACACAGGCGTTGTTGTGTTAGTTCAATCTGGAGCTTTACCTGCAGTTGCTGGTACTACTACTGTTGCAGTTCTCCCCGCTGGTTCTCAAATATTAGACATTCAAGTTGACACAACTACTGTATATGGCGCTGCTACTACTTTAGTTATTGGTGACGGCACTACTGCTAATAAATTTGTTACTTCCACTACTATCACTACTGCTGGTCGTGACGATACTTCATCTACTAAACAATGGCTACAATTTGTAAATATTGGAACTACTGATGTTGCTATCGTAGCTACTACTGCTGGTTCTGCTACTACTGGTGCTGCTTGGGTTACAATTACCTATGCTCAAAAAACATCTTCTGGCGCTGAAAATCCTGTTTCTGCATAATTAATCTGATGGGGGCGAAAGCCCCTTTCTTTAAACTTTAGGAGATTAATTATGGCTATGCAAACAGACGTCAAATCGGCTCACTCCAGTGCTTCTGTAGCATCAGGTGGTGAGTTAGTGGTATCAGGTCGATACCGTATGAAAGCTGTTGTTATTGCTAGTGGTCTAACTGCTGGTACAGCTACATTTAGAGATGGTTCAGCTACAGGTCCAATTTTATTAGTTCTAGATACAGGTACAAACTCTAACTTAACCAATGTAATACTGCCGGGACAAGGTATATTATTTAATATTGGTATGTTCTATGTACCTGCAACTGTGGCGCCTTTAGGCGTGACTATAATCTATGGCTAAGTTATGGAACATCGTAGAGAAGATGATCCGGTAATGCAAACAGTAAGAGAACTTGCTACCCATAGTGCTGATATAAGACACCTTCAAACGGACATGGACAAAATGACTAAAGACATGGAAGAGATAAAAGAGGCTATTAGAGAAATAAGTAAGACTTTATCTGAAGCCAAAGGTGGATGGAAGTTATTACTTGTAGTTGGTGGTATTGGTGCATCTGTAGCTACATTTGTTACTTGGGTTATTGATATGGTTAAACACTAATGGCTACTAAAAAAGCTCCAGTCTTGTCAGTTGGTAGAGGGGAAAAGTTACCTGTGTCTAAGGGCGCTGGTTTGACTGCAAAAGGTAGACAAAAATATAATGCAGCTACAGGCTCTAATCTAAAGGCTCCTCAACCAGAAGGCGGTCCAAGAAAGAAATCATTTTGTGCCCGGATGAGCGGTATGCCGGGTCCTATGAAGGATGAAAGTGGTAAGCCTACACGTAAAGCAGCATCATTAAAAAGGTGGAAGTGCGGTGCCAAGTAAATCAAAGAAACAACATAACTTCATGGAGATGATTGCTCATTCTCCTAAAATGGCAAAGAAAGCGGGTGTTCCGCAAGCAGTTGGTAAAGACTTTGCAGCTGCTGATAAAGGTAAAAAATTTAACGAGGGCGGTAAAATGGCAGCTAAAAAAGTTGATTTAAAGAAAATGTTTAAAGGCAAAGAGTCTGTAAGTGAAGAGCTTAAAGAAGCTAAAGCTATTAAGTCTGGTAAGATTACACCTATGCAGTATGCTAAAGGTGAGAAGTCTGAGCCAATGAAAAAGATGAAAGCTGGTGGTAAATGCTATAGAGCTGGTGGTTTTGTAAAGGCGGCTGACGGCGTTGCAACTAAGGGTAAAACAAAAGGGCGCATGATATGAAGCTTAAAAAAGAAGATGAAAAAGTAAAACGTAAGCAAGCATCTGAAGCTATTAAAGACGCTGATAATATTAGGTCTAGTATAGAAGCATCTAAAGGTATAGATAGAAAACCTCTTATGTCTGGAGGTAAAGAAGATGCTAAAAAACAAATGAGTATGCGAATGATGCAACAAGGCGCAAAAGATGCGGCTACTGCTAAAGCATATGGATTAGGTAACTCTCCAAGTGAGGATTTTAGTAATACTCCTAAAAGAAGCCCTATAGATGGTGCTATTGGTGCAGGTACGCTGGGTATGAAAAAAGGCGGTATGGTTAAGTCTTCTGCTTCTTCTCGTGGCGATGGCTGCGCTCAACGTGGTAAAACAAAAGGTAGGTTCGTATAATGACTAAAACTAAAGCTATGCCGACAAGAAGAAGTGCAGCTCCTGCAAACCGAGCTGCAACCCAAGCTGCTCCAATCGGGCGACAAGGCCAACCTACACCTTCTCCACTTGGACCTAGGGGACAGGCTCCAATGCAAGTCCCGCAAATGCAAGCTGCAACCCGAGTCCCGCAAATGCAAGCTGCAACCCAAGCCCCGCAAAGGCAAGGCGTCCCAATGCAAGTCCCGCAAATGCAAGCTGCAACCCAAGCCCCGCAAAGGCAAGGCGTCCCAATGCAAGTCCCGCAAATGCAAGCTGCAACCCAAGCCCCGCAACCAATGCAAGCAATGGGGGGCGGTGGTGCAAAATTTGCTGGTATGAAGAAAGGTGGTATGGTTAAGTCTTCAGCTTCTTCTCGCGGTGATGGTATTGCTCAACGTGGTAAAACTCGTGGTAAGTACTGCTAATGAGAGCTTCACGAGGCATGGGCGACATTAACCCTAGTAAGATGCCTAAAGGTAAGAAGATTATCCGTAAGGACAATCCCAATGCTGTAGAGATGTATAAGAAAGGGGGAGTAGCTAAAAGCTTTCCTCCTCTTACTAAAAACAAACGGGCTAAGAAATGACCACTACTGGAACTGCACTATT